ACAGCAACCTGCGCCCGCCCTCTCCGTTCCTCGACCTGTTGCTGCTCGCCCGCTCCAACACCAGCCGTCCATCCCTGCGGTGGCTCACGTCCATGCCGTCCGACTTCTTCCCCATCCTGCGGTTGGCTTTGTTCAGCCTCATGCGGTAGGCCACCCGCTCCTCCGTCGAATGGTACTTGGTGTCATACTCCAACTTCTTCCTGCGCGCCTCGGGGTTGCTCGCGTAATACCGAGCACTCTCGCTTTTGCCGCTACTTCTCCCCGCCATCTTATTTCTCATGTTCACTATCATACCCTACCGGCATTGTCGTTCCGGCTCAGGGTGTGACGCTCTCCGGGTTCTGGGGCTGGTCTAACGCGCCCCAGCCAGTCCTACTCACCACCGGCACATTGCCGACTAACCTCCTACTACGCCGCACGCCTGTCCTAGCTTGCTGCGGGAGCTCCTTGAGAGGGCTCCCTCCGCTTCGCTATTACATCTGGGGTAGTCGTGGTGGAGGGCGATACGGGCAAGCTGCCGCTTGCCAAGCCGGAGGTAGCACAACCATTCTTTGTTTCAGCGGCCTCTGGCAGGCCAGCAAGTAGGAACGCAAGCGCAGCCCATCTGTTGCCAAGGCTTCCTTGTCCACAACCAATGTCGATGTCCTAAGAGGGAACAGAGCGACGCAAGCGTCGCACGGACCAAACGATGGCGCGCTTAGTTGGCGCGCCGCAAACAGGGACAGAGCGCCGCAAGCGGCGCACAGACCCATGGGAACGCCCGCTAAAGCGGGCGATGCCAAACCGCTGTAAACAGCGGAGCCCCCCCCCCCCCCCCCCCCCCCCCCCCCCCCCCCCCCCCCCCCCCCCCCCCCCCCCCCCCCCCCCACCCCCCCCCCCCCCCCCCCCCTGCTCGCGCCGCGCCGCCCCCGCACCCGCCAGCCTGACAAACTTTTCAGACACTCACCCTCGACTTTTCGCCCCAGTTCAGAAACCTCTCCACCACGGCGCAAAACGCGCCGCCGCTGCCGACGATCCGGCCGGAGCCGACACAGCCCCGAGAACCAGAGACAACCGAACATGAACCCGAACACGAACAATGACCGCACCCTGCCGACCGTCGACCGCACCCGCTCGGAGGCATGGTTCCTCGCCGAAACTGTCCTCGGAATGAACGCCACCTGCGTGCTCCACGGACCAGCCGGTACCGGGAAAACCTACGCAGCCGCAACCATCGCCCGCCCGGGCTCGCCCGTGCCGGTGGTCATGACCATGACCGACGAGACCAGCGCGGCCGACCTGCTAGGCCACTACATCGCCGGGCCAAACGGCTTCGAGTGGAAGGACGGACCCGCCGTGCTCGCGATGCGCGCCGGTGCGCGACTGGTCATCAACGAAATCGACCATGCCAGCGGCGACGCCATCGCCGCACTATACGCAATCGCCGACGAACGCGACACCCTCGCCCGGACCGGCGTTGCCCTCGGCAACGGTGAACACGTATTCCCGGCCGCTGGCTTTCATGTCGTCGCCACATCGAACGCCGAGCCGGCAGACGCCCTACGCGGAGAAGGCATCGCATCCCGCTTCGCCCTCCGCGTACACCTGCCCGACGCGCATCCCGCCGCCGTCGACGCCCTCCCGGAGGACTGCCGCAAAGCAGCCGCAGCCAGTTGCATAAACCCCGACCCCGAGCAACGCCTGACACTCCGCTCGTGGCGCATCTTCGCCGACCTGCGGCACCAGATCGGACAACCGCTCGCCGCCGCCCTCGCCTTCGGCCCCGGACGCGCCGACGCAATCACCGACTCCCTCGCCGTCGCCGCCGCCTAACATGAAACGCCACGACCTTTTCCAAACCGCCGTTTGGGTATTAACCGTCATCGCACTCGCCCTCTTCACCGTTTACAAAATCGCCACACAATGAGCACCAATCGCCCAGTGCCAGAAGCCATCGACGGTCGCCCGTGGTCCGTCACTATCACGGACCCAGCGATCACCGCAGCAGGCGTCCTATACGGCGTCACCGACTTGACCGGCCGCAAGATGATCTTGCCACCTGAGTCGCACCCAGCCGCACGCTTCACCCGCCTCCACGAACTCGCCCATGCCAAATGGACGCCACCCAACGAATCGCCCGGCAAGATCGCCAAGCGCGCCAACGCCACGCTCACCGATGTACAAGTTTGCGAGGATCTCCGCGTTCAAACCCTCCTGCACCTGCACGACCTCATCCCCACCGACATCCGACAACGCTCCGAACGTGAGGTGCTCGAGATCGCCGACGCAGTAGCCCACAGCATCACAAACAATCGCCCCGGAGATGCGCTAGAAACGCTCACATGGCAAACGATCGCCGCCGGTGTTGCCACGCACAAACGCACGCCGACCTACGGAACAACCGGCCACAGGCTCACGCACTACCCCGCCTTACGCGAGGAACTCGACGCGATCCGGGACCACGCAAAAAACCAACTGACCACCGACGCCGAGCGCGAGACCTTCCACGAAGTCTGCAACACCGCAGACAGGATCGCGGGCGCAGTCGTTGCGCAAAGCTGGCCCAAACGCTCCACACGTCGACTGCCGTTCCGCCCGATCATCACGAAATCCGCCCGCCTCCTACGGTCACTCTTAAACGAGGCAACCGAACACCTCCGCAAACCCGACGCACCCAAAATCCCCAACAACAAAAACCCGTTCCCCGGGCAATGGGGCTCCCTCGTCGAACGACCACCGCTGCCACTCACCGTGAACCACCGACCCACCACCCAACCCCGCAAAACCCAAAAAGCACAGAACACCGGCTCCCGGCTCGGATCAATCCGCCGCTGGCTCACCGATGGCCGCGTTTTCCGCCGGTCCCGGAACATCCGCCAGAAAGGCGGAACAGTGCTCATCGACACGTCCGGGAGTATGGACCTTAACCCGTCGCACGTCGCTGCGATCCTGATCGCCACACCCGCCGCCACCGTCGCGATTTACTCCGGAGAAGGCACGCACGGAACCGTCTCGGTCATCGCGAAAAACGGCCGCATGGCCGACGCTCGCGCCATCTCCAAACGCATCGAGGAGAGCGGCGGCGGCAACATCGTCGACGGTCCTGCCCTACGTTGGCTCGCCAAGCAACCCGGCCCCCGGACTTGGATTTGCGATGGACTCGTCACCGGCTGCAATGATCGCCAAGCCCTGAACCTCGCCTTCGAAGCCGGGGCCATCCAACGCGCCGCCAACATCTCCCGGCACCCCACGGTGCGCGAATACCTCGACACCCTTCCCCCATGCTGAACAAAGTAAACGATTTCGTGCTCGGCCTCATCGCCGCGCTCGTGGTCGTGACGGTCACACTCTTCGTCACTATCACCAGCAGAGACAAACCACCACGACCACCACCCCGCCGCAAACGCTGACACCCACCACAGCCCGCCGCAAACCACGGCGGGCTTTTTCATGTCCGGTTTCAGCCAGGACTCGCCCTGGTGGTCGCCCAGAGGCCCTGAGGGAATGGGTCCGCACCTCCCCATTCATCACGCACGCGCTGGGGAATATTCCCCAATCCCAAAAAATTTCCCTCGCTTCGCTCGGGGAGGAACAGCGGAGCAAGCTCTCCTCGCTCAAACTAGGGGGAAAACATCGGGTAGTCCCCTTGGGACCACCCTCTCATGGGAATAGAGCGCATAAGAATGCGCCAGAACATGGGGATGATGCCGTCATCTGCCCGGGAGATAGCGCGCTCACCTGACGCCTGTGGCCTGCCAAGCTCGCTGCCATCCTGACCAACCCACCCAATCAGAGTCCGCAGCTTCGCTGCTCCCTAATGTACGCCCGAGAGGAATCCAAACACTCGGGTTCCCGCCGCTTCGCGGCGACCCTCTTGCTTAGACGGGGGGGCGGGGGTACCTGCACAGCCCGGGGTCCCGACACTATCCCCTTCACCCAACAGGGTTAAAAAAATTTAGACAGGTGCCCCGTTGCCAATCCTAGCTCCTACTACTTAAGTGTAGTGTTTTCGTAACACGCCCTATCAGTAGTTTTTGGAATTAGAGGACGGGAGATAGGGGTAAAAAGTTACACACAATTTTAAAATTCCTATTATGGAGACGTAAGTAGCTGATTGACAGTAGGATGGTAGTAAAGATTTCCTTGCTTGTATTTTAGTAATAGCCTTGCTTAGATGTTCTTATGACCGAGGGTACGGCCATTAAGAAGGAGATGATGAAGGCGATTGTTGCAGCCGGGGAGAATCGACGGCTGGTGGAGGCCCGTGACCCGAAGAAGGCGGCTAGGTGTTTGGAGCTGATGGCGGAGGGCAAGCCTTGGAAGGCCATCATGCGGGAGGAGGGCATTGATTGGTACACGCTGGTGGGGCTCAGGGCTAGGCACAAGGACCTGCTGGACAAGCGCAGGGAAATTGTGGCGCAGGATGCAATGGAGCTGATTGAGGGGGCTAGGATGCTCCAGCAGGAGAAGATGAAGATGCTGGCGGAGGATGAGACGGCCCTGAAGAGGGTGAACATCCGCGACCTAGCCATGAGCTATGGCATTTACGCCGAGAAGTTCTTTATGGCCACGGAGGGCAACAAGGTGGTGGTGGAGCATAGGACAGGGGCTCCCAGCCTTGAGGACGCCGTAAAGGCCATAGAAGAGGCCAAGAAGCGGGCCAAGGCCGTGTCCATTGAAGTGGACGTGACGCCTGCCAAGAATGTTTCCCATGAAGAAAACAAAGAAGAAATCAAAGCTGAAGAAGGAAGAGACGTTCGACAAGAAGCAGGTGGCGGGGATGCTGATGGGCGTCCTTGACTCCTTTGAAGGCCTTGTGGCCATCCAGATAGCCTTGCAGAAGCAGGTGGACCTGCTGCGTCACGACATGGATCAGGCCTTGGGCCGTAGCCGCAGCTACGTCTGGTCGCTTAATGGCGAGAAGCTTGGCTAATGGCGCTTAAGTGGGAAGAGCACCCCATCCTGAAGCCGCCCTCCGACAAGGAGATGGCGGCTCTGGAGCCAAAGGAGCTGGTGAAGCTGTGGAACATCTACCATGAGGCCATAGCCAACGCCCGCAAGGACCCGTACAGGTATGGATGGGTGCTCGACCATTGGCGCATAGCGGAGGAGATGTTCCATAAGCACAGGACGCTCCTCCTGCTGGGTGCAAACAGAAGCGGGAAGACGACATATGGGGCTCGGGCTGTGGTAAAGGCGGCGGTGGAGAACGACGAAAGCCTCATCTTCTGCTTCAGCCAGAATCAGGAGACGAGCGTGCTGGTGCAGCAGAGTGCCGTTTACGAGTATTTGCCAGCCGAGCTGAAGAAGAAGGCCACGGAAGAGACGCACTACATGAGCTATTCGATGCAGA